GGCGGTACGCAAAAAGGTACGCAGGTACGCAAAAGCGGTACGCAAAAATCAAAAGTGCGTACCAGAGGACGCAGCGCCAAATCTAGAAGCATCCAAGAAGGCGACGAAGCCCCAGAGCCAAAAACGAAACCGATTCGTGGCAAACGCACAGACCCGCCTGTTAATCCCTTCGGTGCAAACAACCGAGCTGCTTTGAAACATGGTGGCTATGCCCGGCGGATGCTCCTTCCTGACGATGTGATTGAAGATGCCGAAGCTATGGGGCTGGAGGATGAACTGCGCCGGGTGCAGGCGTCCAACCTGATTGCAGCGGCGAATATTGGCCGATGGGGTAAAGCGCTCCGCGATGAAGAAAGCGAAGAGCGAAAAAAAATCCTCCGCGAAAACATCCGCGGCGCTGAACAGGCAATGGATCGCAACACGGCGCGCATCGAGTCGATTTTGCGTACCTTCAGCCAGCTGGCCGTTAGCGAGGCGATGCTGCCAAAAATTGAAGCAGATACCGATTTTCGCCGCGCGGCAACGAACAAGACCCGCCTGGAGTGCGAAAAGCTGGGTAAAGAGCTGGCTGACGATGACGACAACGACACGCCGAAGCCGGTGGCGATCAACATCAACGTGGTAGACGCCAGGAGGGATGATGATAGCGCCGACGCTTAATATTCCTCAGGCTCGTTTTCTGGCGATGCCGCACAAGTTCAAAGCCTACGTGGCCGGGTTCGGTTCTGGCAAAACGTGGGTAGGGTGCGGCGGTATCTGCAAGGGCATGTGGGAGTTTCCCCGCATTAACCAGGGCTACTTTGCGCCGACTTATCCGCAGATCCGCGATATTTTTTACCCGACGGTCGAGGAAGTGGCGCACGACTGGGGGATGCGCGTCCAGATCAACGAGAGCAACAAAGAGGTGCATTTCTACGCCGGCCGGCAGTACCGCGGAACGACGATCTGCCGCTCGATGGAAAAGCCGGAAACTATCGTCGGTTTTAAAATCGGTAACGCGCTGATCGACGAGCTCGACGTGATGAAAAAGGAGAAGGCACAAAAGGCCTGGCGAAAAATCATCGCGCGTATGCGTTACAAGGTGGACGGGCTACGCAATGGGATCGACGTCACCACGACGCCGGAAGGGTTCAAATTCGTTTGGCTCCAGTTCGTCAAAGAGGTACGCGACAAGCCGGAGCTGGCGACGCTGTACGGCCTTGTGCAGGCGTCGACGTTCGACAACGAAAAGAACCTGCCGCCGGACTACATTCCCTCGCTGATGGGGAGCTATCCGCCGGAGCTGATTAAAGCCTACCTGCGCGGACAGTTTACCAACCTGACGAGCGGCACCATTTACCACCAGTTCGATCGCCGTTTGAACAACTGCGACGAGGTGGAACAGCCCGGCGAGCCGCTTTACATCGGGATGGATTTCAACGTCGGCAAAATGGCGGGTATCGTTCACGTTCTGCGCCTTGGGCTGCCGTGCGCGGTTAACGAAATCATCAACGCGTACGACACCCCCGACATGATCCGCATCATCAAGGAGCGTTTCTGGCTCTACGACGGCGCCGATTATCGTAAGGTGCGAGAAATTTACATCTACCCGGATGCGTCCGGCGATTCCCGCAAGTCGAACAACGCCAGCAAAACGGATATTGCCCAGCTGCAGGATGCCGGCTTTAACGTGATAGTCGATAACGCCAACCCGCCGGTGAAAGACCGCATCAACGCGATGAATGCCATGTTCTGTAATGCCAACGGCGAACGGCGCTACAAGGTCAACGTGGCGCGCTGCCCGGTTTATACCGAATGCCTTGAGCAGCAGGTATGGGATGAAAAAACCGGCGAGCCGGATAAAAAATCCGACAACGACCACCCCAACGACGGCGCTGGCTACTACATCCACAAAACCTTCCCGATCATCAAGCCGGTGACCAACCTCAACATAGGATTCGCATACTGATGTCCACGCAAAACATCGATTATCGCCACCCGGCATACCGCGAGTTTCTGCCCGAGTGGGAGCTCGTCGGTGACTGCGTTGATGGTGAGCGAAAAATTAAAAAGCGCGGCAAAAAATACCTGCCGCACCCCAGCAGTGACAGCGTCAACGACGACCCACAGGATATTCGCTACAAGGCGTATAAGCAGCGGGCGCCATTTATCAATGCCACCGGGCGGACGCTCTCCGGCCTGTTAGGTATCGCTTTCAACAAGCCGGTAAAAATCACGCTTACCGGCCGCGTTGCGGAACTGGAGGCGGACGCCGACGGCGAGGGGCAACCTCTCACGCAGCTGATCCGCGATAGCGTCAGCCAGAACTTGCAGCGCGGGCGCGCCGGTATCCTGACGGACTACACCGCCTCCGGTAGCCAGACGCTGGCCCGGCTTGGCCGGCCAATCCTGCGCCTGTTCACCGCCAAAGAAATCATTAACTGGCGCGTGACCGCCGGTAAGACGTCGCTGGTGGTAGTTCACTACGTCGAACCCGTGGACGATCCGCAAAATTTCGAGCTGTTGCTGCAAAAGGTGTGGATCGAGCTGCGCCTGATTAATGGACTGGCGTACGCCCGCCGCTGGCAGCAGAGCGCCGCCGGCATGATGGAGGGAAAACTGGTCGAACTGAAAGACAGCGCCGGCAAGCAGCTTACGGAGTTGCCGTGGTCATGGATTGGCTCGAGCAACAACGATCACACCCCTGATGCGCCGCCGCTGGCTGATATAGCCAACGTGAACGTTAAGCACTACCAGGCGGAAGCGGATATCGCCGAGATTTCGCACCTCACCGGGCAGCCAACAATTGCAGTAGGTGGCCTTGATCAGCAATGGGCCGATAAATATCTATCGAGTGGTGTCAAAGTCGGTTCAACGAAGGGCATTTTACTGCCAAAAGACGGCGTGATCAGCATCGTGCAGGCCGAAGACCGCAATCTGCCGCTGACGGTAGCCGAACGCCGCGAAAAGCAGATGGCCATGCTGGGTGCGAAGCTGGTGGAGCGCAACACCTCCGCCCGCACCGCAACGCAGGCCACGGACGAGGCCCAGACCGATAACAGCATCCTGTCCCTGTGCGTCGGCAACGTGGAGCAGGCCATCAACCGGGCGCTGACGTTCGCGGTGATGTTTGCCGGCAGTGGTGAGGCCACGATCGAGCTGAATAAACGCTATGAAATTTCTGCGCTGGATTCCGCGGCGCTGGCGGTACTGATGCAGATGGTGCAGTCCGGCCAGATGCTGCTGGTCGACTTTATCCGCTACCAGCAGAGCATCGGCCTGATTGACCAGAGCATGACGCCGGAAGAAGTGGAGGATTTGCTGCGCAATCAGGCGCCGGACCTGACAGGAGGCGGACGTGAGGACGATAAACAGCCGCCTGCTTGATGAGACGCTCGCGCACGCGCTGTTTGTCTCTCGCTATTCGACCGGCGTCGCCCGGCGAATGGTGAAAATTCTCGACCAGGCGGACGCCGAGCTTTCTTCAAAATTGCTGATGGCGCTGGATGACCTGGACCCGCAGAGCTTTACTGTTCGCCGCCTTGATTCACTGCTGGCCGGTGTGCGAGATATCAACCGGCTGGTTTACCAGCGGCTTTACGGGGCGCTGAGCGACGAGCTGGGCGATTTTATCGGGTACGAGGGCGGTCTCCAGTTCAGCCTGTTCGACTCTCTGCTGCCCGACCTGGTGAAACAGCGTTACCCGCTTATCAGCCTGACGCCGCAGCAGGTTTACGCCGCAGCGCTGGCGCGACCGTTTCAGGGGCGTTTGCTAAGCGAATGGGCCGACAAGCTGGAAAGCGACCGACTACAGCGCATCAGCAACGCCGTGAGCCAGGGTTATCTGCAGGGGGAAACGACAGACCAGATTTATCGGCGGATCCGCGGCACCCGCGCACGAAATTATCAGGACGGCGTTTTGCAAACCGGCCGGGCCAATGCAACCAGCGTGATAAAAACCGCCGTCAGCCATATGGCGGCCGTAGCGCGCACGGAATTCGCCCATGCCAACGCCGACGTTATCGACTGCAAGCAATGGCTGGCAACCCTCGATAACAAGACGACGCCGACCTGCATCGTGCGCGATCGCCTGCGCTACACGCTGGACAACAAACCCATCGGTCACAGGGTGCCTTATGGCGCCGGTCCGGGGCGGATCCATTTCTGCTGCCGGTCGGTGGAAACGCTGGTGGTGAAATCGTGGCGAGCGCTGGGTATCGATGCCGACGAAATGCCGGCTGGCACGCGCGCCAGTATGGATGGCCAGGTCCCGGCGGAAACCAATTATCGGGACTGGCTCCAACGTCAGCCCTACCGGCGCCAGGTGGAGGTATTGGGCGAAACCCGCGCCCGCTTGATGCGTGACGGCGGTATGCGGCCGGCGGAATTCTTCTCCGACAAAGGGGAGTGGCTCAGCCTGCAGCAGCTGCGAGAAATTGACGAACGGGCGTTTTCGGACGCCGGACTATAGCGACCGCCACTCGGCGGTTTTTTTATGCCCGCGGCCTGGGGCCGCAACATCACAACGGGGTTGATGATGAAATTCAAAATCACGAAAGACGAGTACAACGCGCTGAATGACGTGCAAAAGGCGCTCTATAAAGAGTCCGGCGACGGCTACCAGGTTCAGATCGAAGGCATGCCCGACACGTCAGAACTCGACGGCCTGAAAAAGAAGGTCGACGAGCTGATGACCGAAAAGAAAACGGAGCAGGCAGCGCGGCGTAAGGCCGAGGAAGACGCCAAAAAAGCGGCGGAAGAGCAGGCCAAGAAAAACGGCGACGTTGAGGCGCTGGAAAATTCCTGGGCGCAAAAACTGGCCGACGCCGAAGCGAAGTCGAAAGCGGAAATCGAGTCGCTGAATACCAGTCTGCATGGCCTGCTGGTGGACAACGTGGCGCAGAAACTGGCGACTGAACTGGCGGGCGATGCCGCGCCGGTGATGCTGCCGCACATCAAGTCACGCCTGGCCATTGAAGAAAAAGACGGTCAGCACGTGACGCGCATCCTTGACGGTGCCGGCAAGCCGAGCGCGGCCAGCATCGATGAACTGAAAAAAGAATTCGTCGGTAACCCGGCCTTCAAGGGCGTGATTATCGGCAGCAAAGCCAGCGGAACCGGGGGTAACGGTGGCGGCAACCCTGGCGCCGGGGGCGGCGGGAATGGAAATGGCGACAACCCAGATTCACTGGTGAGCCGTGCACGACAAATTATCGAAAACAATCAGGAGTAACGCATGTCCCTCATTATTTTTCAGCAGCAAGTTTCTACCGCCGCGACTGAGCTGGTGGATCAGGAAGTGCAGAAGTTTAACGCCGCCTCGGGCGGCACTCTCATTTTGGGTAACGGCGATCACATTGGTGATTTTATCGAACAAACCAGCTGGCAGTTGATTGGCGGGCTCGCTCAGCGCCGTAATGCGTACGCGGATAAAAAATTAACGCCGGATGAGCTGGGCCAGCTGCTGGATCGCATGGTGAAAGTTGATGGACGTATTGGCCCTGTCAGCGTAACTCCTACCATGATGAAGCGCCTGGGGAAAGACGTCTCAGAGGCTGCAGCAGTTGTTGCAGCACAGGCGGCTGAGGCGATGATTCAGGACTACCTGAACACCACCTGCGGCGCACTGAAGGCGGCAATTTCCACCAACAGCGGAATGATCACCGATCTCTCCGGTGCCGCCGGCAGCGCGGTAAAACCGTCACTGCGTGGCCTGAACAAAGGCGCCCGACCAATGGGGGATGCGTTCTCCCGACTGTTGGCCTGGGTGATGGATGGTGCAACGTACAACGACTTCATCGATGAGGCGCTCACCAACGCCAACAGCCTTTTCAAGATTGGTAACGTGAACGTGATGCAAGATGGCCTCGGCCGCCGTTTCATCATTTCCGATATCCCGGCCCTGGCTGATGACAACTTGCAGCATGTGCTGGGCTTGACCTCTGCCGCCGCAGCAGTACAGACCACGCCGCTGATCGTGAAAGCGCAGGACGTTCTGGGTAACGAAAACCTGAAAGCCCTGATGCAGGGCGAGTACGATTTCACTATCGGGCTGAAAGGCTATCAGTGGAAAAACGATAACCTCAAGTCACCAACGGACGCACAACTGACCACCGGCGCAAACTGGAACAAGGTGCGCACCGGGGAGAAAGCCGCAAAGTAATAGCGGTATCAGGTGTGACGCCTAACAAGACCTCGACCTCTCTGGCCGTCGGCGCGAATGAAACGCTGACGGCAACCGTGGCGCCGGAAGACGCCACGAACAAAGGGATCACCTGGTCAACATCTGATGCCGCAAAAGCAACGGTTGAAAACGGGAAAGTTACCGGTGTGGCTGCCGGCGCGGCAACCATCACAGCGACCACGGAGGACGGCGGAAAAACCGCAGCCTGCGAGGTTACCGTGACCGCGCCGTAATAGTTTGGGGCTTCGGCCCCGTTTTTATTGGGGGTGATCATGCTGATATCGGATCCCGCTTCGCCGGATTTCAACAGCTACGCCAGCGTGCGGGATGCTCGTGACTTTGCTACGACGCGCGGCTATTCGTTGCCGGACGATGACAGCGAATGCGAAACGCTGCTGATGAAGGCGATGGATTACCTGGCAGGGCAAAGCTGGCGCGGCTCCCGTTCATCGCCGGATCAGGCGCTGCCGTGGCCGCGCTCCGGTGTGATAGTGGACGGTGTGCCGCTGGCCAGTGACAAAATCCCGCGCCAGCTGATCCAGGCACAGTGTCGCCTGGCGGTAGAAGCTCAGGAAACCGACCTGACGCCAAGCTTTGCCGGTGGCGGCGAAGTGGTAGCGGAAAGCGTCTCCGGCGCTGTGGCGGTGCAGTATGCCGAGGGCTCAAGCGGAAACGCGCCGTACTTCTCGTGGTTGGCCGGCCTGCTTAATGGGCTTCTCGGCGGGGGCGGCGGCATTAATTTTGACGTAATGCGGGGCTGACATGGCAATCAACTATACCCGGATGCGCGCCACCGCCACACGGTTGCTTACCGAGAACGGGCAAAAGCGCGTGCTCACCCGGGGCGGGAAAGTGACGCGGGTAAACGGGAAAGAGGTGCGATTACCCGACGAAAAGGCGGACGTGATCGGCGTTGTGACGGAATACAAGCCGGGAGAAATTGACGGCACGCTGATTCAGAACGGCGACGTGCTGTTGGTGGCAACCTACCAGACGGAAATCCGTATCGACGACCGCATTGAGATCGACGGGAAAAGATATCGCGTGGTTCATCCGCATCCGGTTAAGCCGGCAGCGGTGCTTATCTGCTACCGCGCACAGCTGAGGGCATGACATGGCAGAAAACGACGCGTTCATGCAGGCGATCACTGCCTTTGTGGACAAGGCAAAGGCCAATCAGGCGCAGGTAGTCCGCGCAACGGGGATCCGCATCCTCACGCAACTGGTTCAGATGTCGCCCGTAGGCAATCCCGACTTGTGGGAGGTGAACGCCACCGCCAAAGCCTATAACGACGCTGTCGCAGAACACAATGATGCGCAGCGCAGCGCAACGATCCGGCCAACCTGACACCGACTGGGCGCCTGAAAAAGCGCGCCAGGGTATCCGACAGCATGGATATCAAGGCGCCGGCCGGTTATTCCGGCGGCCGGTTCCGCGGCAACTGGCAGGTGGGGTTGGATGCGGCGCCGCAGGGTGAAACCGGCCAGGTGGATAAATCGGGCGGTAAAACGCTGGCCGCCGGCACGCTGGTGATCGAGCGTTTTCGTGTCGGCATGCAGGCGGTGTACTTCACGAATAACGTTCCCTATGCCTACCCGCTTGAGTTTGGTCACTCGTCGCAGGCGCCTGGCGGCATGGTGCGGATCACCGCTGCCGATTTCCAGCGTCATTTCCAGGCAGCCGTATCGGAGGTGAAATCGTGAGTCATACCCGAGTAGCCGAACTGCTCGAAGCGCGCCTGGGTGAATGGGCAGATGGTAAAGGCGTGCCTGTGGTGTGGGACAACATCGCGGAAAACCCGCCGGATACGCTCTATCTTCAGGCCTACGCGATGCCGGCGACCACGATGACGATCGACCTAGCTGAAAAGCTGCAGGTGCTGCCGGGCGTCTGGCAGATCAACGTCGTGGAGAAGGCCGGCGACGGCGTCAGTGGCGCCCGCGCGCTAGCCGATGAGGTGGCCGCTTTGTTCCCTGCTGGCCTGGCGCTCAGCGATGGGGAACTCACCTGCTACATCAGCACGCCGCCGACGGTTTACCGTGGCATCACGTCGGACACCCGCTATTCCATCCCCGTCAGCATGAGCTATCGCGCTCACCTCATCACACACTGACCGCCGCGGCGGTTTTTTTATGCCCGAAATTGGAGAATCCACTATGGCATTTGCATTGCATTACCAAACGGCGCCACGGTTTTCGCTGGTTCCAAGATGGCGGCAGCGCTGCCAACGTCAGCGGTTAGTAACGCCAAGGCCGCGGTGTTTACCGTGGCAAATGGCACCCTGGCCGCCGATGACATTGTGCTCATCAAATCAGGCTGGGGAAACATCGACAACCTGGTCGCCAAAGTGACAGCGGCGACGGCAACGGCGGTGACGATCGGTGCACTGGATACGTCGAATACCAAATTTTTCCCGGCGGGCGGCGGCGCCGGCTCGCTTATCAAAATCACCGAATGGACGCAGATACCACAAATCACTGAAGTGGGGGCGTCTGGCGGCGATCAGCAGTACGTGCAGATCCAGTTCCTTGAGGACGACCGCCAGCGCAACCTGGCGACGTATAAGGCAGCCAAGACCCAGACGTTTACCTTTGCGCATGATTCAACGTTGCCGATTTATGACGTCCTGACCGCTGCCGATCGCGTTGGCGACATCCTGCCGTTTTACATGTATGTGCCGACGGCAAAAGAAACCCGTTACTGGTCCGGCACGCCATCCTTTGACCCACAGCCGGCAACGGCCGTGAACCAGGTGGAAACGGTGCAGGTATCGATCGCGGTACAGTCCCGCACCATGACGTTCTACAAGGACAAGTAATTTTAACCCTCGGGGCGCAAGCCCCATTTTTTCGCAGGTTCCGACATGACATCAAAATTTACCCTGGTTCCAAACTCGACGTTTAAAAAAGACGTCACAATCCCGCGCGCCGGCGCAGAAGATGGCGTGCTGACGTTCACGTTCAAGCACAAGACCCGCAGCCAGCTGGAAGCGCTGGAGAACACCCTGCGCGAGGCGACGGAAAAGCAGATTGAGGCCGGCAGCCACGGCAGCGCGCCGATGGTGGCATTCATCGAGGAAATCGCCGTTGGCTGGGCGCTGCCTGACGAGTTCAACAGCGAGAACGTGCTGGTACTGCTGGAAAACTACCCGCGTGCGTTCGACTCCATCGCCATGACCTACACCCGCGAGCTGATGGCGATTCGTGAAAAAAACTAACAGCGGTTGCCTCGGCGTTCTATACGCCTGATCCGTCGCCGGAAGAACTGGCCGCATTTGGGTTTAGGCCCGAGGACGTCAAAGGGGAGCAGATCGACGTGCTCCCTGACGTGTGGCCAGTGTTCGGGGTATTCCGGGCAATGGCGACGCAATGGCGTACCGGTATGGGCGGTGTCACCGGGTTGGATTACAACTGCCTGCCCTGGGTGATGAAATTACACGGCGTCGACGATGAGGCAACCGCGTTAACGGATATCAGGGTGATGGAAGCCGCTGCGCTTGCCACCATCCATAAAAAATAATGGCCCGCCGCGCGGGCTTTTTACTGCACGGAGCCCCGCATGACAGACATTGCATCCATCTCCCTGCGCGTCGATACCGGCGACCTGCAGCGCGGCAACAGCGAGCTGGATAAATTCCAGAGAACTGCTGCAGGCGCCGCCGGCGCGGCTGACGGTTTCAATGCCTCGGGCAAAGAGACGGCCAAAGTATCGAAAGAGGTGGCGCACGAGGTCGAGGAAACGCACAAACGGGTAGCGGAATACAGCCGCCGCCTGCGCGAGAGCCAGACCACGGCGACGGCATCCGGCCGGGCGCAGGACCAGCTGACCGAATCCTACTTCCGCCAGATTGACCGGATCAAGCAGCTCGGCACCGGCACGCAGGAATTGCGCGCCATTCAGTCGCAGGTGCGCGCCGCCCGCGCCGCCGGCAACATCACGCAAAACGACTACCTGACGCTCACCAGCCACGCCGCGGATAAAATGCGCGAGCTGACCAAAGCCGAAGAGGCATCGGCGGCCGCCAAATCGATCTTCATCCAAAAGCTGAAAGACCAGGTGGCGACGCAGAACCTTTCGCGGGAAGAGCTGCTGCGCTACCGTGCCGCGCAGTTGGGCGTTGGTTCCGCTGCGGACATTTACATCAAAAAGCTGTCCACCGCTGGCGACGCCACACATAAATTCAGTTTGCAGACGTCGGCCGCCCGCCGGGAGCTGGGCGTTATGCTCGGAGAGCTGGCGCGAGGTAACCTGGGCGCCTTGCGTGGCTCCAGCATCACCCTGGCGAATCGGTCCGGGTTGATCGACCAGTTGATGACGTTTCGCGGCGCAGCGGTCGCAGGATCAATAGGGCTTGCTGCAGCTGCGTTTGGCGGTCTCGCCATTGCATACGAGAAGGGAAGTGCAGAAGCCAGAGAATTTAACCGCTCGATCATCCTGACTGGCAATTATGCTGGACTGACGTCCGATCGTTTGGCTCTCATGGCTGACAAGGTTGCGGATTCAACCAATAGCACTGTAAGCAAGTCCGCCCAGGCTTTGGCAACCCTCAACTCATCGGGCGAATATACAGCTTCACAGCTAAGTATGATCGCCACAGCAGCGATCAATATGGAACAGGCTACCGGCCAATCCATAGAGAAAACCGCCGAGCAATTCAAGTCATTGCAAGGTGAGCCACTGAAAGCTGTCGTGGCACTCAATGACCAATATCACTTCCTAACCTCGACGGTTTACGATCAGATCGCGGCGCAAATTGAAGCAGGAAACACCCGGAAAGCCCAGGAAATTGCGGAGCAATCCTATGCGCGCGCCATTAATGAGCGCGCGATGGAAATTAAAGAAGGGCTAGGGGTGCTTGAGTCTGCCTGGGATGGCATTGGTCGGGCTGCCTCGTGGGCGTGGGATAAAATGCTCGGGATAGGACGAGATGATCCGGTCGCCAGGTTGGAGAAAGCGCGTGCAGTTCTCAATTCTCCTGTAACGTCTTCGTCTGCAAAAGATAAGGCTATGGGGGACATACTCAATAGCCTGGTGGGTAATCTGCAGGCGGACTTGCAAGGTGCTCAGCAGCAGGCCGCGAACGACAGAATTAAAGCGTTGCAAAAAGTTGACTCCCTTGAAAAATCCATGGAGTCGAACGCAGAAAAACGCGTAAAGCTCCACAAGGAAATTAACGAGCAACTCCGATTAGGCTACATCACCCAAGAACGGGCTGACAAACTCAATGCCCGGATCGATGAAAAATTCAAAGACCCGAAAACACCGAAGAGACGCCAGTACACGGCGCCGGCCGGTGATCGTGCCGACGAAAAAGCGCAGGCCGATTTGTTGGCGCTCCAGGCTCAGCTCAAAGTGCTGCAGGAACACCGCAGCATCAATGACACTATCAGCCAACAGCGCAAGGATTTGTGGGCGGAGCAGGCGAAATTTGCCGTTCTGGAGCAGGCCGCCGATAAACGGAAGCTGACGGCCCAAGAAAAATCGCTACTTTCCAGCAAAGATAGCGTGCTGGCGCAAAAGGAACGGCTGGCGGTTCTCGGTGACGAGGTCGTCAAACAGGAGCGGCTAAACAAACTTCAGGACGCTTCGTCCAAGTATGTCACCCAGATGAGCGAGAAGCGTCAGGCGCTGCGTGAAAGCGCTGGCTTGAGCGATCGGGATGCACGGCGCCGCATGGAAGAGGCGCAGCTCGCGCAGGGGTGGCAGAATCAGGGCGGTAGCCTGCAAGATGACGGTTACAAGCGGCAGCTGCAGGCAGCACGTGATTTTTACGCCGAAGAGGACAAGCTGCGAGCCGACTGGAAAAAAGGCGCATTGAAAGGCTGGAATGAATATCTGGACTCAGCGACCAACGTCTATTCCTCAGTCGCTAACGTCGCCAATGCTGCATTCACTGGGCTGAGCGACACGCTTACCAACCTTGCGACAACCGGATCGGCCAACGTCAAAAGTTTCGGCGTCTCTATGCTGAAAATGGTGGTGGACGTCATCAACAAGCTGTTGGTGGCTTACGCCGTTCAGGCGGCTATGGGGTGGATTGGTAGCTCGCTCAGTGCGCCATCTGGCGGCAATAACCCCGGCGCAGTTCCAATGGGGCTGCATTACGACGGCGGGTATACCGGCGACGGCGGCAAGTACGAGCCGAAAGGCATCGTGCACGGCGGTGAATTTGTGTTCACCAAAGAGGCGACGCGCAATATTGGTGTTGGCAATTTGTACGCCATGATGCACAGCGCCCAGGGTTACGCCGACGGCGGCTATGTTGGTAACGCGCCTATGCACGGGCTCACGCCAGCGAAAGGAAATTCGATCGTTGTTCATGCGCCGGTCACCATCACGCAGGAGAGCAGTAATGGTGGCGACGTCAGCGCAGCGAATACCGCCAACACAGCCCGGCAGTTGCAGGGGATTGTCCAGACCGAAATCACCGATCGCCTGAAGCGCGAGATGTCGCCGGGGGGATTGTTATATTCAGGACGCAGATAAACGGCCAGCCGCAACGCTGGCTTTTTTTATGGGGGAAAAATGGCGGTTGATACCTTTATCTGGCGAACGCAGGCGCAGCCGACAGGCTCGGAGAATATGAGCGTGATCGCCGTTCAGTTTGGCGATGGCTATAAGCAGGTGGCCAGCAGCGGCCTGAATGCCACGGCTCAATCGTGGACGTTGAGCCTTACCGACACAAAATCCAACGTGGCGCCGATCCGAGCGTTCTTGCAAAAACACGTCATCACATCGTTTTTCTGGGTAAACCCCTGGGGTGAGAAAAAGCTCTATCGGGTGAAAGCGGATTCGATTTCCTCGACGTTTCTCGCCGCTGAGGTGATCACCTTGTCATTCACCTTTGAAGAGGCCTTTGCACCATGAGTTTAACGCAGGATCTACAGTCGCTGGAGCCAGGGCAGCTAATCCAGCTGGTTGAAGTCGACGGTACGGCGTTTGGTATGGACCGCGTGCTGCGCTTCCATGCGCACAACATACCGGCTGACGGCTGGGCATCGTTCGCCGCCGAGAACATGCCATCGATCATCTGGCAGGGCAACGAATACGACCCTCACCCATATGAATTTAAAGGCGCTGAGTTGACGAGCACCGGAGCGCAGCCAACGCCGACGCTGTCGATTGGCAACATCGGAAACTATGTGACGTCCCTATGCCTGGCTTACGACGATATGGTTCAGGCGAAAGTGCGCATTCGAACGACGATGGCGAAGTATCTCGATGCGGCCAACTGGAAAGCCGGCAACCCCAGCGCGATGCCGACCGAAGAACGGGTGCAGCTTTTCTACATCAACGCCAAAAAGGCCGAGACGCGCGCCCAGATCGACTTTGAGTTATGTACCCCGTTCGATATCCAGAACCTGCAGTTGCCGACCCGGCAGATCACACCGGTTTGCACCTGGTGCATGCGTGGCTGGTATCGCACCGGTACCGGGTGCGACTACAACGGCAATCGTTACTTCAAGAAAGACGGCACTCCAACGGACGATCCTGCGCAGGATGTTTGTGGCGGCCGCCGGCGCGATTGCGAGGATCGTCACGGAAAGGGGAATCCGCTGCCTTATGGGGGCTTTCCAGCGGCTAACCTGCAGGGGAAATAACGATGCGAGAAAAAATACTGGCGGCCATCCGGCAACATGTGGCCGCTGAATACCCGAACGAGGCCTGCGGGGTGATCATCGAGACGGGAAAGCAGCAGCGGTATATCCCCTGTAAAAACATTGCCGACAAGCCGACGGACTATTTTACGCTTTGCCCGCTTGACTATGCAGCTGCCGAAGCTCTGGGCGAGGTGATCATGGTGGTTCACTCTCACCCTGATGTTGTGCAGCTCATTCCCTCGGAGTTCGACCGCATCCAGTGCGACCATTCGGGCGTGGAGTGGGGGATCATGTCCTGGCCGGACGGTGACTTTTGCACAATCTCGCCGCGGGGGGACCGCGCACTGGTTGGCCGGCGTTGGGTGCTGGGTTATGCCGACTGCTGGACGCTCATCATGGATTATTACCGCCAGCATCACGGCATCCTCTTGAAAAATTATTCGGTGCCGCGCGAATGGTGGATCGATGGGAAAGAAAACATCTATGACGACAACTGGCAGGCGGAGGGTTTTGTCGAAGTGTCGTCCGATGCTATCCGACCGGGCGACATGGTGATGATGCAGGTCAGCGCGCCGGTAACCAACCATGCGGCGATTTACCTCGGCGACAACACCATCCTGCACCACAACTTCGGGAACCTGTCGGCGCGGGTACCGTACGGGAAATATTACCGTGATCGCACCGTGCGCGTGGTTCGACACAAGGAGCTATTGGATGCTTAAAAAAATCACGCTCAAGGGAGCGATGGGTAAAAAGTTCGGCCGGCATCATGAGTATGCGGTCGCGGATTTGCGCGAAGCGCTGCGCGCAATGTGCGCGACCATCCCAGGCTTTAAAAAATACATGTCCACGGCTCACATCGACGGGATCCGCTTTGCTTTTTTTAGCGGGCGGGAAAATATCGGCATCGAAGAATTCGACATGGCCAAAGGCGCTGATGAATTCGTGATCATGCCGATAATCGAGGGTGCCAAGCGTGGCGGTGTGCTGCAGGTGGTGATTGGCGCGGTAGCATTGGTGGCCGCGTTCTTCACTGCAGGTGCATCGATGGCAGCCTGGGGGGCAGCAATGACGGCCACGACGATATCAGCCACGTCGATTTTGACGGGCGTCGGCCTGAGTATGATGCTCGGCGGTGTGGTGCAGTTGCTTACGCCTCAGCCCAGCATGAACGTTGGTGCCTCCTCAAGTACCGACAACAAACCCAACTATGCTTTCGGCGCGCCGGTGAACACCGTGGCGATGGGGTACCCGGTGCCGGTGCTTTACGGCGAACGGGAGATCGGCGGCGCTATCATCAGCGCCGGAATTTTCTCAAGCGACCAGCAGTAACTGCTTGTTAAACGGTTTATGGCTGCCTCCGGGCAGCTTTTTTTATGGGTGAAAAATGAGACTACTTGAAGGGCAAACGGTCATCAGTGGCCGCAAAGGTGGCGGTGGAAGCCCACACACTCCGGTAGAGCAGGCTGACGATCTGCTGTCGGTCGCCAAACTGAAAATGGTGATTGCGTTATCGGAAGGAGAAATCCAAGGCGATCTCACGGCGCAGCAAATTTTCCTGAACAATACCCCGCTGGCGGATGATGCCGGCAATTACAACTTTTCAAACGTGAAGTGGGAGTATCGCAAAGGGACGCAGGACCAGACCTATATCCAGGGCATGCCGGAGATCGACAACGAGATTTCGGCGAAAATTGAAGTTAAAGCCGCGTCACCGTGGGTGCGGCAGTTCTCCAATCTGACGATCGATGCGGTGCGCATCAAGCTCAGCCTGCCTATCCAGTACCAGTACAAAGACAACGGCGACATGGTCGGGACGGTCACGCAATATGCTATCGATCTCTCAACAGACGGTAGCGCCTACCAAACCGTCGTTGATGGGAAATTTGATGGCAAGACCACCTCAGACTATCAGCGCGACCACCGCATAGACCTACCGCGGGCAACGTCTGGCTGGTCTATCCGGGTGCGCCGCATTACGCCTGATTCGACGTCCAGCAAACTGATCAATGCCTTCAAAGTGTTTTCTTTTGCTGAGGTGATCGACAGCAAGATGCGTTACCCCAATACGGCGCTGCTGTATATCGAGCTCGATTCAAGCCAGTTTAACGGCAGCGTGCCGAAAACAACCTGCAAGCCGAAAGGCAAGTTGATCCGCGTGCCGGACAACTACAACCCGGTCACGAGAACCTATAGCGGGACGTGGACCGGTAATTTTAAGCTGGCCTACAGCAACAACCCGGCCTGGATTTTTTACGATCTGGTGCTGGATGAAATTTACGGCATGGGAGGGCGCGTTGATGCCAGCATGATCGATAAATGGCAGCTTTACAGCATCGCCGCATACTGCGATGAAATGGTGTCTAACGGCGCCGGCGGGAAAGAGCCACGTTTTACCTGCAACGTGTTCATTCAGAACCAGCAGGACGCCTACACGGTACTCCGTGACCTGGCCGCCGTGTTTCGCGGTATCACCTTCTGGGGTAACGATCAGATCTACGTGAACGCGGACGTGCCGCAAAGCGACGTCGATTACGTGTATCACGTTTCAAACGTGGTTGACGGCGTATTCACCTATGCCGGTGGTTCGTATAAAAACCGGTTTAGTTCGTGCCAGGTGTCTTGGTCAGATCCGCTTAACCACTACTCGGACACCATCGAAGGCGTCTATGATTCCGAGCTGGTCAACCGCTACCGCGTGAATCAGATGCAGCTGACTGCAATCGGCTGTACCTCGCAGAGCGAAGCGCACCGCCGGGGCCGGTGGGCTATTTTGTCCAATGCCAAAGACGGATCGATTTCCTTTAACGTGGGGCTGGATGGTTACATCCCGCTGCCGGCGGAAATCATCGGTGTGGCCGATCCTTTCCGTGCGGGCCGGGAGAATGGCGGCCGTATCAGCCAGGTCGGCGGCAGGAATATTACCGTTGACCGTCCGGCAAATTATGCTGTTGGCGATCGCCTGGTGGTAAACCTGCCAGATGGCACCGCGCAGAGCCGCACAATCAGCGCTGTTAGCGCCGACAAAAAGACGCTGACCGTTTCAACGGCTTATCGGCAAACACCTGTGCCGGGGGCAGTGTGGTGCATCGATAGTGACAAGCTGGCGATCCAGTATTTTCGCGTTACGTCTATTTCAGCAAACGATGACGGCACATTCACAATCGCCGGGGTGCAACATGACCCCAACAAGTACCGCTATATCGATGACGGCGTGCGTATAGACCCGCCGCCGATCTCAGTCACGCCGCCAAACGTCATGCCGGCGCCGAAGGGCATCGTTATCACCGAAGTTGACCATCAGGCGCAGGGGCTGACGGTAGCATCCATGCAGGTTACCTGGGAGCGCGTGGAGGGCGCCATCGACTATCTGGCACAGTGGCGCAAGGATAAGGGGGACTGGGTAAACATCGGGCGCACCAGCGCGCAGGGGTTTACCGTTCAGGGGATCTACGCCGGGGTGTACGATGTCCGCGTGCGCGCCGTGAATGCGGTCGACGTGTCATCGCCTTGGGGTTATGCCGACTCGACCACGCTCAGCGGTAAAGTGGGTAAACCCGGCACGCCGGTGAACCTCATGGCCAGTGATAATGTCGTATGGGCCATCGATATCACCTGGGGCTTTCCCTCCGGCGCCGGCGATACAGCCTACACCGAGATCGAGCAGGCAACTACCGCCGACGGCCAGAACCCTCTGTTGCTGGCAAACGTTCCCTATCCTGGGGTGAGCTATCAGCACGGCCCTATGCCGGCGGGTGTGCGCCGTTGGTACCGCGCGCGGCTGGTTGACCGGATCGGGAATAAGGGGGATTGGACGCCGTTTGTTGCGGGTATGTCGAATGTAGATGCCGACGACCTGATCGGCTCGGTGGTTGATGACTACCTCAATTCCGAGGACGGAAAGGCACTGCTGGAGCCGCTGAAAACCAGCCCAGAGGCTATTCTGCAAAGCGTGCTGGCGGAATACGGCACCGCTAACCAACAATGGGCCAACTATGGCGAAAATCGGGCAGGGATAATCCAGGCACAGAAGGTGGCCGCTGATGCTCAAAGCTCAGTTGCGCAGCTGGAAACCGACGTCACCGCCAAATTCAACGATCAGGAAGCCGCCATACAGGAGAAAATGACGGCCTACGCAGACGCTTCCGGCCCTTCGGCGATCTGGACGTTGAAAACCGGCGTTAAGTACAACGGAACGAATTACGACGCCGGCCTGGCGGTGGCCGTGACCGTCAACGGCACGCAGGTTGACACGCGCGTTGCCGTCAATGCTAACCAGTTCGTGGTTATCAGCGGTAGCAGCGGAAGCTATTACTCGCCGTTCATTATCAAGGATGGACAGGTGCTTATCAGTCAGGGCTTTATCGGCAAGGGTTGGATAGAAAACGCGATGATTGGCGATTATATCCAGTCGAATGATTATGTTGCAGGAAGGCAAGGATGGAGACTTGATAAGAGTGGCATCTTTGAAAATAACGGGACGGGTAGCGGCGGAAGGATGATTCAAAGAAATAATTCAATCAGGCTATATGATGGCAATGGAGTGCTGCGTGTAGCGATAGGCGAATATTAAGGAGGGCATGTGACGTGGGGGTTTCAGACATGGGATGCAAATGGCACTCCTAATAATACGGGGATAGTTAAGGTTTTCACAGTTGGGATAATTAGAGTTGAGCAAAATCAAAAATCTGGTAGCTGGAATTTCAATGTCCCAAACGGGTACAAAATAGACTTTATGAGCCTTCAAGATGGGATAGGTTTTACTCAAGAAAGGAGAGGGCTAAGAGTTATTAGCAATAACACCATCGAAATGTTTGATGCAAATGGTGTCTGGGGCGGTGGTACTGCCCCTGCATACTCTGGTTGGGTTATTATTTATCTTGCGAAGGTGTGATTATGTCATGGGGAGCGTTATTTGTAGATAATGATGGGGTGCCGTGGGCTACGCCAGATAGCACGCCGATGAGCTTAATAAAAAAGATTCGCCTAGAACGAAACGGAGCAGGAACTGATCAAGTTGATATTGATTTAACTAAGCCTGTTGTCATGGCAATGCTTGCAAACACAAATTTAGTTATTGCTTCAATATCTAGAGCTGAGAGCGGAGGTGTATATGTTACATCTAAACTAGCCATTGGTAATGGTGCGTACGCCATAGATGTTTACGTTTTCTCAACACAATTTCAGCCAACTGTGAAGTTTGGTATTAATATATTTGATTCGCAAGGACGATGCATTCAAACCAATGAGACGAAAGTCATGCCAGCACCACGTAGACTTGGAGAACCAGGTAGTGATAGTTCTGGCTATAATGTCAAAGAAACACTTGCGGGAAGATGGGCTGTAATACCCGCCGTCACTGGTTACGTTACGGCTGTCATCGGAAATACCCAACCAAGACCTTTCCAGCAACCTATCACAAGCTTTTCCTATTTTGATGGAAATAACACTTTTGTTTATTCCGGTGCGTGGGATGTGCCTAATGGGCCAGCTCATAACGTAGTCTATCACAACACAAAGGATTCGGTTTACGTGATCGATGTATCTGGCTTTTGATTGCCTATATGATCGACAAGGCCAATTGATGTTGATGATATTGATCGCTGCAAACGATCATTAGTCAAGGCTATCGATGATAGAATATGGCTGTCACAGCAAGGGAGATAATAAAGGGATGAAAAGATTAGCTGTTTTATTATTGGTGTCGGCATCTATCACTGGATGCGCAGGTGTTTTGGAGAAGCAAGAACCTATTTGCTATGGGACGGCCCTTATAGCTGGACAGGAGACATCAGTTCCTATCTATGTCGTTCGAAAGCAGGTTGAGCAGACACAATATAGAGCGGGTGGCCCCTTCGGTTGGCGCTGGGTTAGTAAAACTAACTTCACACATACGACTTGCGAAAATTAAAAGATATGCCCGGTTGAGCACCGGGCATTTTTTGGGGGGAGGGATTAGCTGCGAACTTTGCGATATATCCACAACACCACAATGGCACCTACGACTGCAACAGCAAAACTGCCAAAGTTGAAGCCATCTACTTTACCGAACCCAAAGAAGGTACTGATCCAGCCGCCCACTACGGCACCTATTACCCCCAAAATGACTGTAACGATAAAGCCGCCACCATCTTTTCCCGGCATAATCCATTTTGCCAAGATGCCCGCGATCAGACCAAAGATAATCCATGAAATAATGCCCATAACTCCCTCACTTTTGATTTGAAAGGCTCTAAGAACCACTTAGAGCGGCAGAGCGTAACACAACTGATTCACGATCTGTACCCCGACCACCGTGTCGGGTTTTTTGTTGCCAAAATTCAGGAGAACATCATGCCAACAGGCACAATAACCCTAAAAAATAACTCGTCGGCGGTCACCGGCAGCGGTACAGCGTTCAGCACAGAACTCAAGGCCAACGACTTCATTGTGGTAACAGTTGGCCAGACCGTATACACCCTCGGTGTTAAGTCGGTGGAATCGAACACGGCGCTTACTCTGGTGCGTAATTTCGACGGACCATCTGCCGGCGGCTTGGCATGGACGCCGATCCCCTATGGGACGATGGTCACTATTACAGCGCAGACGCATGCCTATACCGCAGAAGCGTTGCGTGGGCTGCTACTGGATAAGCAAAACTGGCAACAGCTATTCAGCGGCACCGGAAACATTACGGTGACGTTACCTGACGGCAGCACATACACCGGCCCGGCCTGGAATAGTTTTACTGCTGCATTGGAAAATAAAGCCGCTAAAGGGGTGAATAACGATATAACCCAGCTGAAGGCGTTAAGCACCGCAATTACAGTTGCCCAAGGTGGTACGGGTGCAAAAGACGCTGCTACTGCACGTACAAATCTTGGCCTTGGCAACTCTGCGACCAGAAACATCGGCACAACATCAGGGACTGTTGCCGCTGGTGATGATGTGAGGCTGGGGACCATAGACAATAAAACCGGTGGGCTGATTACCAGTGCAGTACGAATTCAGGGAACGGGAAGCATCATATCGAATGCGTGCACGGCGATAGGCTGGGATGGTTCCAATGGCGTCAGTGAATTCGTCAATAACCGAGGGCAGGGGAACTGGGGGGTTCAGATACCGTATCGCAAATGCAACAGGCGGGCTGGTAGTGGCGTTTTCAATGTCATCTGATGGGAATGCCTATGCTGCGAACGGTCGTTGGATTGAGAAATCTGATGCGCGAATCAAAGATAACATCCGCCTGATTGAAAATCCTCTTGAGAAAATGAAGCAGCTTCGTGGTTACACATGGAACCTGAAATGGAACGGCAACCCTGGCGCGGGGTTCATTGCCCAAGAAGTCCAGCAGGTTTTTCCTGAACTGGTTATCGTCACAGAAGATATGGAAATGAGAGACGGCACTGTCGTGAAGGGTGTTCTCGCCCCTGACAATAACGGGATCTCTGCAGGGCTACATCACGAAGCGATTCTTGCGTTAATGGAAAAAGTAGAGCGGCTTGAGGAAGAAATAAAAAGTATTAAGGCTAAATAGAAAGGAGGGTTAAATAATGGCTTTGATTAGCGATATCCTACGCGGGCCTTACGGAGATCCGCAGCCAAACGTAATTATTACCATGCGCGCAAAGGAGACTAGTGCGCGCGTTTTGGTTAGCAATTCATCAGCAGCTATTACCGCGGACGACGGCAAATATTCAATGCAAGTTTTCCCCGGTGAATATGAAGTTATGGTATCCACTCTGGGGAAAGTTGGCGAAATTCGTGTATATCCCGATTCGAAAGATGGAACGTTAAACGATTTCCTCATCACACCGGGCGAAGAGGAAATTACGCCTGAGATTGTCCAGACAGTAGAAACATTGAGAGCAGAGGCTGCAGCGTCTGCGGGGGAAGTCTGCTGCATCGGCTTCTGCCGCCAAAATCAGTGAGCAGAATGCGGCCAGCAGTGTGAAGCCGGTTACAGCAGCGGGCTTTGGGGTAGGGCCAATTCACCGCCATGATGTTTACGCGCAGGAAAATACGTCGTTCATCAACCGGTTTAATGGCACTTCGGCTAATGCACCCGCAAATGTAGTGGGTGGCGTAATAACGATGCCGATGGACGGTGGCCCAACGTGCGGGTACATCGCAGTGAGTTCCGGCCGTGCAGCTTGGGTTGGTATATCCAACTTTTCTGGTAAAACGATCTACTGGGTATCACTCTGGTCGTCGGGTAACACAACAGTTGACGCCAACGGCTTCATTAAAAAGGCATCCCCGATCGTGAAGCTCTTCCGTGATGGTACATGTGAACTCAACGACGAAACCCAGGGCGTGGCCACTGAACGCGTGAGCGAGGGGATTTACCGGGTTTCCGGCACGCTCGGGTTTAATGCCGATGCTCAATGGGGCGGGCCGGATGGTGGTATCGAAGTACCGCTCGACCGCAACAAGCAGCCGCTGATCTGGGTGGATTACGAGGTAGAGCCGACCGGCGACCTGCTGATCAAAACTTATCACCGCACACACACCCGGCGGCGCCGACGTTCGCCCGCAATGACATTCTGGGCTATGACGAAGGGATGCCGATCGACATCCCTGAGGGACGCTGGGTGGATTTGCGTGTTGAGATGCCAGTGCGCGAGGTTGAAGAAGCATCGGAAGCAGTCGAGTAGTTGCCGCTCTTGAAAATGTGAACGTTGACTCTATCTTAAACCCGCTGCCCCATCGCCGACCTCGTAGAATTAGTCAGGTTGAACATCGGCAGGGGCAGCACCACTTAGACATGTCTGCCCAGCACGCAAATGGGCTGGCTGCCGGGGTTTCATGCCTCAGCAGCGGCTACAGAGCGAGGGTGGGGTGTCGGTAGAGCAGGAGAGTCGAGAGCGACAGGCAAAAAGAACCCGGCACGGCAGCCGGGTATTATCAGTAAATGGGGGGGTATTGCTACGAGGCTTATCCTTGCCCCTTATGTGAGTATAGTACAGATAGTTTGCGTAGAAAAATCGGCGCGGTTGTAAGTCGATGCGCTATTAACTAAGTCATAAGCGGTCAACGCTCTGAAAGCTGAATTGCAAGGGTGATCATGGTGGCTGGGATCACTCCCAGCTATCTTTCTTTATCGATCAGCGATCTACAATTTTCGCAGTGAATCTTTCTTCACACCGGTTTTTTCTTACGCTTATACTGTATGTGTATACAGTGTTTGTTGTGAGGTAAAACACCATGGGAATGCCAAAATTTGCTAGCCCGGCAGCGGACTACGTTGAGAAGCGCTTAAGCCTCGATGAGATCTGCATTTCAAAACCGAGTGCTACTTACTTTCTACGCGCCACCGGCCAGGCGCTCGCGGTTGGTATCTATGCAGACGCTTTGCTCGTTGTCGACTCGTCGGCGACGCCGGTGCACGGCAGTATTATCGTTACTGCTGAAGAGGGCGTGCATGTGCTGCGACGGCTTCGGTTATACCCGAACCGTGCACTCGAATTTCTGGATGGATCCGGCCGCGAGAAGGAAATCGGGTATGAAGACAGCGAGGAGGGGGGATCGAAGTGTTTGGCGTTGTTATCTGGGCTGTGA